TGCTATATCATTAAGCGCATGCGCTATGTGATATAGCTGTGTTTGTATTCTGCCAAGCTGAATCGAAATGATGATTGCAATGAACCCGCAGATCAGACAAAGGTAATTCATTTGTATATACCCCTTTTAATGCGTGTAAATCTCACCGATAACAGACAGGAGCATGGTCTTGACCGTCCCTTTATCTATTTCATCACTGGTAATCTCGTCAAGCTGAGACAAGAGCCATTTGATGTACTCGGTGATTTGTGCTTTGTCCATCACTCAGCCTCCACTGGTACAAGAATAATGTTGCCAATAAATTACCTCAGATGCGTCTCAATAAGGTCACGCAACTCGTTAATCCACGCTTCAGGAATCGACATATTAGAATCCGTATATCTTTCGATAGCACTAAGTATCTCGTCAATTCTTTTCGCATCATGGACATAACGAGGCTCCAATCCAATAGGAGGTTTCGCTTTATCTTCCATAATTCTCTCCTTTATATCTGTGAATAATAAAGCGATTCAGCAACATTGAGATAATCCGTGGTTACACCAGTGATATATGGATTCATGTTTATCAGCTGTGTTGTGCTGTTAAGTGTCCACACTTCAACGGGCAAATCAGCATTAACGCAAAGCGTGACCGCATCGTCATACATATTGCCGATATACATGTCAATAAACACATCGTTCACGGATGTCATCAAAGAAACCGCATCAGCTATTTTTGTGGGATATGCCCCATCGGCAATATACCCGACTCTTGCCTTGTTATCCGCATTCAGTACATATACAAGATAATCCTTGTTAAAAGAAATCCATGATACACTTTTCTGCATTCCGTACTTCTTAACAAGTGCCACCATACTGGTGACTTGTTCCTGTGTATATACTGCTGTCTGTTTGAGTTCAACGTATGCTTTGAGGTTTGTATATTTACAGAATTTAATAAACTGTTCAAGTGTAGGGATTTTAACCCCCGCATATTCAGCGCCTTTATAAATCCCGAAGTCATAATCAAGTGCCTGTGCATACGTAATATCAGAGATATTAACAGTCCCAGTTATTGGTGTTCCATCTGCGTTCCTTGCAGTTCTATTAATTGTGGCATCATGGAGAAGTACAAATACGCCGTCACTGGTAATTGATACATCTGTTTCAACATAAGCAAAGCCGTGTTTCTTTGATTCTGCAAACGCTGGCAATGTATTTTCGGGAGCAATCGTATTGAACCCCCTGTGGTTGACCCCCTTGACGTTATAAAATGATGATTTCTGAACATCAACCGATCTAATAACATCAGAGAGAGTGCTTACAGACCTTGCTGTGTTTATGCTAACTTTAGCATTCCCGTATGTCCTGTATGTCAATGCGATAAATTTAACATCAGGATTTATGATGTTAATGGTAGTTTCAAACGTATCTGTTGTTATGTTTGCGATTAAGTTTGTCCGTGAAATAAACGCCCTGTTTTTATCGAAAAGGCACAATGCCATCCACTGAGATACAGCTTCGTCCGTTTCTAATGAAATACTATATGAATATCCGGCATCAGAAGGGATGAACTCTGTATATACTTCTTTCGTTGTGTCCCCTGCGGCTACTACAGTTCCGTTAGATGACAAATAACCACCATATACATTGAACGAAATGGGTTTGAAATTTTCCACTTCTTCAATAACTCCATCAAGGACTGTTTTTACCGGCTCGCCAACATACGAGAATGCTTTAACAGATAAGTTGTATGTATTTCCAACGGTCGCATTGAACAGATCAATTCGGAGCGAACAGATAAACGCATCAGAAGGAATATCAACCACGAAATCAGCAGGTTGTACTTCGGTTCTTGATACAAATTCACCTGTGCTTTTCCAGAAACTAACATAATTTCGGCTAAATTCAGAAGGCAATATGAAACGCAATTTGCTTAATCCAGCACAGCTAACAGGCGAACCATAACCATAGTCGTTATAGTTTTCATTACTAGCTCCAGCCGCTCCGACTCTAACTGTAGTTGCTGTGGCGGTCAGTGTAATTGCATTACCATCTGTGGTTGCGGTGCATCCAGTTAAAGCAGTGCTACGCTGAACATTATTCAGATTTTTATAATACAAAACATTGTCATATAAATTATCTCTGATAAAGCCAACTGTATCACTTATAGCGCTCTTTTGCTGAGCGACTTCATCAGACAGATCGTCTACTTCACCTGACAGTTGCTCATACTCAACGTGCGCTTGCTGTGCGGCTTCCTGTGCATCAGCGGCGGCATCCTCGGCGGCACTCTGCGCGGCTTGTGCGGCAGTCTTTGCGGATTCAGCCTGTGTTTCGGCATCTCCAGCGGCAGTCGCAGAGTCACTAGCGGCAGATGCAGACGCGCTTGCATCAGATGCAGAACTTGCGGCGGCAGTAGCAGAGCCAGCGGCAGAATCGGCAGAACCACTTGCGGCAGTTGCGGAAGATTCAGCGCTTGCCTGTGCAGTCTGGGCGGCATCCCTAGCAGCTTCGCTTGCCGTCTGTGCGGCCCTTGCCGCATCTCTTGCGGCTTCGGCTTGTTCCACTGCACCTTCAACGCTTGCGGCGCTTTCTGCGGCATCCTCGGCGCTCTGGGCGGCATTTTCTGCGCTTTGTTCTGCCGCCTGCGCGTTCGCTTCGGTTTCTGCGCCCAAAGCGGTCAACTGTTCAAGCCAACTTTCATAAGGGTCAGGTGGTTCGCTTGCAGGCTGTCCAATGTCCTCCGCAACGAAAAACGGAAAGACAGCGCTTTTTGCAATCTTCCCGTCAACGCGATAGACATATTCTGCTTTTCCGTAGCCTGCAACGTTCGTGTCTGTCTCCGTCACAAGCCAGCTTGCAACAGTTCCGTCAATCGTCAGAACAACAGGATATGCGGATTCATCCCCGAAGCGCTTGACATACAGGTCAACCACGCCGCTGCCGAATTCCGTTTGCCATTCAGCAAAGTCAAACGCAACAGTTGTGACTTCGTTTTCACCGCGCCTGCCGATCAACAGCGTTTTGCAGTTTTCAACGTTAATTGTGTTCATGTTTCACCCCTATGCCATGAATTTTCTTGTTGCGTCTAGGCCACGGGCAGAAGTGACGGCATAACCGTCACGAGGGTCGCCAAGGCCAAGTGTCTCAAAACGTTCCAAAATAGGATTATACTTCACTTCAACAACGCGAAGTTTCTTCCCGCGCAGTTCTGGCACTTCGTGATAAACTGTCACTGTGTCGCCAAGGTCAATCGGCGCTTCGGTGCTGTTACTATTATCTTGCAAAAAATCAACTTCAACGTGAACGTGCGGCTCCCAAGGCTTCATGTTGACAAGATAGTTCCATGCCACAGTTGACAGCGCTTCAGTTGACGGTTGCTCTTTGAGATACGAAGCGAAGTCAACTGCCCTTGCAATAACAGGTTCAATCGGTGGTATAGGTTGCATCATGCGCGGGTTTGAGTATATCGTGATGATGTCGCCGCCGCTTGTTGTCTGCCAAAACGGAACAATTGCGTTGTAAGCGTCACTTCTGTCAATTCTAACGGCCCATTTTGTCAAGTTTTTCCCATACCTGATTTCTGCGCCTCTGTTTTCTCCCCGTGTGCCAATGTTGATCTGCATATCGCGAAACCAGACATCTACACCATACACCTTGCGGAAAGAATAAACATCGTCATATAAATATTCGCGGTATGACTTCACGCTCTCAAACTTGAAAGTCCCGGGTATCTGTGCAATGCTGCCTGGCGCTATACTTGGCATATTTGTCGTTCGTGTGCCTAATTCAAGATAGGCCGCATAAGAGTCTGTCACGACAGTATCCTGCGAAGCGCCAACAGCTGTAAATGCCAGCTTATACGACACATGATGTGCTGAAACAGTTAACAGGTCATCAGCTATATCAAACCTGTATATCTCAAAAGGTTCCATATAACGGATATATGCGCCGCCGTTTGCGTATGGGCGAAGGGCAGATATAATGCCGCCTGACATCAGTTCTTTCGCATAGCGTCCAGTAAGAGGATAAACAAGCTGCAATTCATAAACGCCGGTCAACGTTTCTGTGATCGTGCAAGAAATCGTTTCGTCTAGTCTGCCGATGCCCTGTTTAACAAAAGCCCCGTTGAAGTGCGTCTCGCTTGATTCGTACAGAATTGGAATCATAGCTGCCACCACCTCGGTATAATGCTCCAAGTAACGCCAGAATACGTTGACCGAATACTTGTTATTGCAACAGGCGCTAGTGACGGAAAATCTACTGTGTAGTCTGTACCTTTTTGAACGCTAATGTACTTGTTTAGGTTTGTAGATCCGCTATATACTTGCATGGTTTCGCAGTCAATTACGGCACTGGTAATTCCAGTATCAGCCAAACCGCTGCTGACGATGAAGTACGCGCCGACATAAAGATTGAATTCGCTAGTAAAGTTCACGTTAATCAGCGGCAAAGCTGGAAATTGTGTCTGGTTGTACACGTTCGCCGGACTGCCGGTAATCACACTATTACCAGAATTGAGGAAACGCTGCGGCTTGCAGTTAAACACTAAATCGAAACTGCCGGCATCATTCTTTTTTGTTACATCTGGCACAAAATCTCCAACATAAGCCGCAAGGCGAAATTCGTCTGTGTGGTATCCATCGGTTAACTTTACATACCCATCACGCGACAATAAGTAATTTCGCAGTTTCTTAATGTTTTCCTTGAAATTTGAATAGATGAACGCCGGGTATTTTACTTCGATGTTCTCAAATCTTTTGTCGCTGAAAATCATATCACCGTTTTTGCCCGGAATCTGTTGGAAGGTGTAAGCTTTTTTCGGCGCTCCAAAAGTTCCTTGCCCGCTGATATAGACTCCCCATTGTGTAAGCGGCGCCCCGCCGAATGTTATTGATTTACGCACCAGCTAACCTCCTTTGACCGTTCAGCGCGACAAATCTCGCTTGAATCTTGTCTGCAAGCTGATCAACATTCATGCCGGGTGTCGCATAGACATTGATGGTAACATCATTTCCGCCTGCGCCGACAAGTTCACGCAGTTTGTTCATGCCTAGCACGACTTCGCCGCCGCTGCCGTCACCAAAGCCCTTCGCTCCTGCCGGTGTCTGAAGCACAGTCGGGCTTGTAAACATGACAGGGTTTTGATATGCTTTCTTATACCAGTCAACAGACAGATACGGCACAGACGGAGGATTCAGGGAGAAATGCCCCTGAATGCTGAAGTGCGGCAAGGCCAAGTGCGGCAGACTCCATTGAAAGTTAACCAGAGACTTCAGCTTTTCAACTCCGTTGTGTACAATGTTCTTGATGCCTTCCCAAACATTGTTAACAGTGTTCTTGATGCTTTCCCAAGTCTGCGCGAAACTCTGCTTTGCGGCTTCGCCAAACTCTTTCAGCGAATTGGTCAGGGTTTCTTTGAACGTGTTCCACTTTTCTTTGATGCTGTCCCATGCGCTGGTAATGGTTTCTTTAATGCTGTTCCAGACTTCAACCGCCCATGCCTTGATTTCATCCCAATGGTTATAAAGGACAACGCCAATTGCGATTAAGGCCGCAATAGCTGCAATCACAAGCCCAATCGGGGAAACCAGAAACGCGAACACAGGCGCAAGCGCACCGATAGCAGTGACCAGACTGCCGACAAACATCAGAAGCGGCGCAATAGCCGCAACGATGGCGGCAATAATCATGATCGTCTTTGCCTGTGCCGGTGTAAGCGACTGCAACCACTGAACCAGCTTTTCAACTGCGCCGCTGATCTTTTCAATGGCTGGTGCAAGCGCCGTCGCGATTGTTGCGCCAAGCTGCATCCCTGCGGCCTTCAGTTGTGCTTTGCTCTTGTCGATTGCGTCATTGCTTTCGTTGATAGCGTTCAGCGTGTCGCCGGAAAGAATCAAGCCCAGATCCTCAGCTTCTTTCCCGTATGCCTTGAAAGCTGCGCCGCCGTCATCAATGATGCCGGCAAGTTCGTCAGCGCCTTTGCCGAAAATTGCATATGCCTTTTGGTCACGTTCAACTTCGTTGTCAATCCGCGACAGCGCTTTCACAGTGTCAAAAAACACATCTTCGGCGCTTCTCATGTTGCCGCTTGCGTCAGTAACGGAAACGCCAAGATTCGCAAAAGCATCAGGCGCAGAACCCATGTTTTTCTTCAGCTTGGTCACTGCGCCGCTGATCGTGTCAACGGACACATCAACACGGTCAGACGCATATTCCATTTTCTGAAGCGTTTCAACGGAAAGCCCTGTCTGCTTTGAAAGCGTGTTAAGGTCATCGGCGGTTGTCATAGCGTTCACGCCAAGGCCAACCATACCAGTGACAAGCCCTGCCGCCGCCGTTGACAGCGGTTTCATCTTGTTTCCAAGTTCGCTGATTTTGCCGCCGAATTCCTTGACCGATTCGCCTGCCGCTAGAATCTGCTGTTTTGTTACGCTGCCGAAGCTTTTGAACTCACTTTCAAGCCCTTCAAGGTTCTGTTTCGTTGCGATAATCTCACGCTGAAGGTTGTCCCATTCGGCAGATCCCTTTGCAACGCCAGACTGCGCGTCTTGCAGCTCTTTCAAGCGGTCTTTCGTCAGCTTGATAGACGATTCAAGGTTCTTCTGCTTCTGTGTCAAAAGTTCGGTGTTGCCCGGATCTAGCTTCAGAAGCTTGTTCACATCTTTCAATGCGTTCTGCGTCTGTTTAAGCTGATTGTCAACGCCTTTAAGTGACTTTTGTAAGTTTGTAGTATCACCATTCAGTTCAATGGTAATGCCTGCAATTCTGCTTGCCATTATAAAACCCCTTTATAGAACCTGTCAAAATCGTCCTGACTGGCAACTTGCTTGTATTTGTAGTCATCGTTGACAGATTCGGTCATAATGTCAAAAACTGTTCCCGCTTCAAGGTCATCCAGATCGTCAAGTTTCATGCCGATTTGGAAAACCCGAAGCAAGAACAGCGCCGTTGTCATTACTCTTTCGGTTCTTCTTTGTTTTTTTTACTGCCGACTGTCGTGCCGGTCGAAGCCATGTAAAATGTCTGGATCTCCGGCAGAGCTGCAACCAATTCGCCAGTGGTGAACTGGTCAAGCCAATCGCAGTAATTGTCCTCGGTCAATCTGTTGACCGCTTTTCTGTCATTCAGTCTGCCGAACTCAGCCATGATGAAAGCCATCTTCATCATGCATGTGGCGGCAATGCCTTCGTCAGAAGAAATCATTTTAATGAAATCTTCATGGAAAACATTGAAATAGCACACGTTGACAGAAGCGCAGGCGCAGAAATTCAGTTCTTCTGCGCCCACCTTCATTTTCTTGTACATCATAGCGTTAGCCTCCTTTTAACGCTTTCAGGTTTAAGCGGGCTGGTATGCAGTGGTAAACCACGCTGCATACTGCGTTTTGCTGTCGGCCTGCGTTGCCGATGCCTTGACAATATCCTTGTCAAGCGTGGCGTTGTAAATGCTGGTTGCCGTTATCGTGACAGTTTCGGTCTGCGGCTCAATGCCCTCTTCCTTGGTGGCGCTTGCCACAGAAGGCCGGTTCATCGTGCAGTTATAAAGGATATGCCGTCTTGCGTGAACATCGCCCTCAAACTGGAACGCAAAAGCGAAGTGCTTGACAGGCGCATTCGCGTCCTCAATCAGAACGCCGTTGGTGTCATCGACAAAGCCCAGAATCTCCGTGAGAACAGCGTCAGGAATCTTTGCAACCTCCCAGTCGCCTTCGTAACCGTTATTGGAAACGCCGGTATAGTAGGCAATATTGTCAGCCCAGAAGATATTGGTTTCGCCCTGCTGATCAAGAGACAGGGAAACGGAACCCGGCACAGGGATTGCGGTTCCATAGGTCGCAGATCCGTCTGCGGCAATCGTAGCGGGAAAGATAGTGGCATTCTTAATGCCATATTTGATCTTATTGGTGTCAGCCATTATTCACCCTCCGTAATTATGATTTCGGTCATGAACGTGACCATGTACATTTTTTCTGAATCAAGATAGGTTTCTTCCCTTGAATAGACAAGGCCGTTTTGATTCAGAATGTTTTCAACGGTCTGTTCAAGGGTAAAGTCTTTGTTGTCTGTGTACAGTTCGATTGACAGCGGCCTGATTCGCTGATAGTTGGTGTTGTCGGCGGCAAAGTCGTTGGAACTGTCGAAATAGAAGCACACAAAAGGCGGCGCTATCCCTGTGTTGTTCGGAAACTGGTAATAGGCGTAAGGAACGCCGATAGAAGAAACCATTTCCGCAACCTGTTTATATGTCATAGCTTGCTTTTCACCTTCTGTTCAAACTCTTTGATTAACGCATCTTCGACAGTCTTGATGTGAACCCTTCCGGGCGTTCTGCCGCCGCCCCTGTTTGCGTGTCCATGTTCAAGCAGATGCGGCAACCCCGGCAGATCCTTGTTGTAGATCGTGCCTTGTGCTGAAAGCCTGCCTGTCACGGCTTGCGAAGTCCAACCTTTTGCATATTTGCCAGAACCGCCAAACGTGCCGCGCGATTGGCTGCGCAAAGTCTGCGCACCCTTCTTTGACAACGCCTTTACAATGTCACCAAGATTCTGTTGCACGTTCTCCCCATATTCAGCAAGAATCTTTTCGACTTCGGCAGAAAGTCGGTCAACTGGTACTTTGCGCGCCATTGGAACCGCCCTTTCGTTCAACGTAAAGCTCAAGTTCATCAGTTCGTGCGTGATAGGTTCTGTACACGGAATAGGGGTTTCCTTTGAAGATAACCTCGCGTTCGCCGTTGTAGTCGCCGAAGAACACAGTAAAACGGAATTCGGGGTTCAACCCATTTCTGCCGCCTTCAAAGAATTCTGCCCTAGTCACAGAATTGACTTGACAGAAAACATCTTTGCTGGTGCGTTCAGGAGCCCAAACCCCGAATTCGTTCTGTGTCTGCGTTTCGCCCAACAGGGTTATTACTTCGCTTCTGTCCATCAGGCAAGCCCCCAGTCAGTGTAACCAGTACACGTTGAAAGCTGCGCCTTCTGTTCGTCATAAGAACGTTTTAAGCGGTCGTAATCGTCAGGTTGACCGAAGTTCATGCGAACGTAAGTAATGCAAGCCTGCTGAACAAGCGCGTCAACATTGTCAGGAATGACAACACCGGCAACGCCCAAGTCAAGAAGCGCCGCTTGTAACAGGCTCAGGATTTCAGCGTCAAACGCCGTTGTAGTGATTCTCAGCGCCATTTTTGCCGCGCTTAACATCATTTCAGGCTTTACACACATTGTCGGTTAAACCTTCTTTCGCGTGGTTCTCTTGGGTTTCTCTTCAGGCGTTTCAACCGCCGGCCGTTCCTCCACATAAAGAACGGCCTGTTTGGTAGACGCAAGATAGTTGAATTCAACAGGGGACACCTCAACGATGTCCCCTGCCTTGTGGTGAATTCTTGCGTCCGTAAGCAGACGCGCCTTCATTACGCCTTTGCGATGTTGCAGAAGCGGCCCGGTGCAGTCAGGGCAACCGCCACATACTGACGGCCCACGATCTTCACCATGTCCTCCTCGGCTTCGCTCAGATCGTCATATTTGATTGCAACGCCGTCACCTTCGGGGTAGTTGGCCTGAACGCCGTTCAGGTCGCCAACGAAGGCATACACAGCGCCAGAAGCGGCGGCACTGTAAGCGGGAAGGCTGTTGTTGAACAGAACAGGCATACCCATGAACGGATCAAAGTTGAAGCTGCCTGCGGCCTGCGCGGTCAGGAAGTCGGCATAGGTCAGTTTGTTCATGACGATCACGTTGTTCGCGGCCTCGTCAGACAGGTTCGCGAAGGCATTGCCGATGATGGTCAGGGAAGGCGCACCAGTCACCACGGGAACGCCGATAGCGCTTGCGGAACTAGTAGTGCCAGCGCCAGCAACGGCGGCAACGGCAGTCGCAACCACCTTGCGGATGATCTGATAGGTCAGTTCGTCATACACATAGCGAAGAAAGGCTTCGCCGCCCATCGTGACGGCCTCGTCACTGATGCGAACGAACTTCTTCACGGTTGCGGGAACCATGTTGATGATGCCGATCTGAAGATTCTCCTCGGCAACAGCGCCAGAACCCTCGGCATGGATGACAGCAGGGTCAGCAGACAGTTCAAAGGCGACTTTCAGGTTGCCACGGAAGAAGGTGCGGCGCAGTCTGCGGGCAATCTCGTCACGCTCCCAAGCGGTGCGCACGATCTCGTCAACGATGGTAGGCACAGGCACAGGGCCGTCCTTGCCAGTGATGTTGCCTGCGTTGTCGGTCAGAATAGCGCGGCACTCGGTGTCACGCCCGGTCTTGATGTAGTTGGCATAAGCGTCCACATAGGACGGCATAGCGCGGATCTCGTCAAAGGTCATTTTGTTTTCCTCCACTTTCTCAATTTTGTTGGTCACTTCGCCGGCGCCGTTTGCAACGGCGGCACGAAGGTCGGTCTTGCGCTGTTCGGCCTGCTTGCGGTTCTCAATCTCTTCATTGATAGCGCGAACTTCAGCTTCAAGCGCGTCAAGGTCAGCGTCATCCTTGTCCAGTTCCACAGCAATAGCAGAACGGCGTTCAAGAAGCTGATCAACGGTCATGTTCGTAAAGTCCATCACTTTACCTCCATCAAAAGTCTGATTTTGCGTTTCTGCCGCTCCCGCTTTTCACGGGCAAGGAACTCCTCCTTGATTTCTGCGATAACTCCCTCGCAGTAATTACGGGCAGAAATAGAAGTAGCGTCATTAGCCGGAAGGCTAACGGCGCTAACATCGTACAGTTTGGAAATTCCAAGAATCGTGCGCAGAACAGTCACAGTTCTAACACCCGTTTCTTCGTTGCGTTCCTCGGTTTCTTCGCGCTTGTCTTTGCTCACGCGAAAACCGAAAGACATTTTGTCGGTGTAACCGCCTTCGATTTCCTCGAAAAGCTGTCTGCCGATCTCAGTGCCGCCAAGGTCTGCGCGAATGTGCAGGCCATGCGCGTCAGGGTCAAGGGCAAGCGTGTTGTTGCCGGTTCTGGCAAATACACGGCCTTCATGGTTGTACTGCATAATCACATCGGTCATATCGCAGTCATCAAAGGCCCTTGCGTCAACCTGTTCCATAAACACATAAACGTTGCCGTCCCATGTGTCACGCCACAGTTCATAAGGCTGATTGAAAGTCGTTGCGTAGCCTTCAACTACTTTTTCGCCGCTGTCCTCGGTGCGGCGTTCAAAGCGGGAAACATCAAAGCTGCGGTACTGCCGCCCTTCGTCAAGTTTCTTCTGAATTGTTTTCGGTTCCATCGTCATTCACCTCGTTAACGTTGTAGTATTCGCCGCGAATCGGTAGCTGCGAACCAAAAGGTTCAGGCAGTGGCGGCAAGTTCCAAATCTCGCGAATTTCGTTTCTGGTCATCAAACCACGGTCTGCCATCTGCGCCGACACGTTCAGTTTGTCGGCGTTTGACATATAGGCAATGCGGTTCGCCGTTGCCATGACATAGTTGCCTTGCGATTGCTCACGGAGTGTAAACAGCATTCGCGTCATGACTTCGCTGAACTGAATGGCCCAAGGTTCAATTGCGCCTTCGTAGAACGCCGCCCAAGTGTCAGAATTGAACTTGTTTTGAAGAATATCTTCGTTTACGCCGAAGTATTCAAAAACGTTCGCGCGGATCTCTTTCAGCGTGTCAGCGTCAACGGCATACGGCTTTGATTCAATCTGCTTAATGTCCGAATATGTGTTTGGGAAAAGAAGAAGGCCGTTGTTGTCGGCCTCCGTTGCAAGGTTTTCAGTTGTGAACCGCTTGCGCTCTTTCGCCAAATCTTCAGGCTTGACGAAGTTTGTCATCTTCGCCATGAAACGATAGGTTGCGGCAGACTTCACGCCTTCCTTGATGCCCTGATCATTGATGTGGATTAAATCCATCGTTGGTATCAAAGCGCGGTTCGTTTCACCGAAGAAGTCATTCTTGTACTGCATCCGTGTCATAATGCCGCAGTATTCAAGTTCAACAGCGGCTTTCTGCCCACGGCTGAACTCATAGCGCAGATAAGGAACGCCGTTAAACTGAACCATTTCACAGCGTTCAGGCACAGGCGTGAAGATGCCGCTGATCTCTCCGTAATCATCCCAGACGGGTGTAATAAACAGCGTGTTCGTGTTGTAGTAGATTGTTGCGGCCCTTGC